TCACAGGGCGCCTCCGAACTGCTGGCGGGAATTGTGCGTACCGAGCTGCCGCTGCACCTGGTTCGCATCGGCGCCGCTGCCGAACTCGCGCTCGCGATTGAGTGCGAAGAAGGCATCGTCGACGAGGTCCGTCGCGGGTTGAGCTTCACGCTGGAAAACATGTCCATCTGCACCAAGGTGCCAGGCGAGCGAAGCCAGGCTGGAATAGGCGGAGGAGAGAAAGCACTTGAGCGCCATCTGGTTCTGCGCGTCGCTTGAACGGAGGAAATCGGCGGCGAAGAGTTCGTCGACCTGGCCATGAAGATCGGATCTGATTCGGGGAAGGGACATGTGGGTCTTATTCTCCTCGATTGACTGCCGGCGTTTCTCCGCCGCGCAATTTTTCCCTGTGTTCACTCAGCATTGCACCTGACACGATACATGTCAACACGTTTTGTGTTGAGCTGACCGCCGCATCGAGGATGTCGTCGAGGTGCCGTCCAAACGAAAGGAGATCGTAACGGAGTTCGTATCGCTCAGGCGTTGCCGGCGAGCGCGATATAATGGACCGAGTGAACGGTATTGGCTTCGAAGCGCAACTCCTTGTGAGGGTTGAACTGCTCGAGAACCAGTTCGGAGCTGTTGTGGCGCACGAATTTCTTGACATAGGCCAGCAGGGCGCCGCCTTCCTCCAGCCGAATCTGGGCGATCACATAGTCTCCCTTCCGGACGCGCCGGCTCGGATCGACGAAGCAGACCTCGCCGTCTTCGTAGCGCGGATACATCGAATCGCCTGAGACCGAGACCGCATAGGCGCCCGAGATATCCGAGAGTATCGGCGGCGCCATGACTTCGTACAACACATTGCCGTTCATTATGAATTCACCATCAACCCCGCCGACTGCCTGACCGAAGACCGGGATCTTTTCCCCCTGGCCGATGACCTTGGCGCCGATCCGGGCGTTCGGCACGTCGATTTCGGTCATTGTCGAGCCAAGCGCCGAGCCTATCGGGATTCGGCGGTCGGTGCCGGTCAGCAGCCAAAGCGGGTCGACGTTGAACTTGCGTCCGTAAACTTCGGCTTCGCTGAGTTCGAACTCATTCTGCCCATTCTCGTGGGCGCGATAGGTCGAGGCGACGATGCCCAAGGCATTCGCCGCGTCGGAGGCGAACCGATAGCCCGCTTTGACGCGCGCCTCGCGCAATCTTTCAGCTCTTTCGCTCATGACACGGACATAGCAATGTTGAGAACACAAATCATGTTGACAACACGACATTATAGATGTCATGGATAAAGTCAAGTCGCGGCTGCGCTTGCTCCGTGACTGCTGGGAGCGCCGGAAGGAGTAGGAAAAGCGATGGTGGAGAATTCTGAACTGGCAAGGCAGACGCGGCACTATCTGGCCGTGCGGGAGCGGTTGGCCCGCCCGGGCGACGCGGCGGGCCGATCTGCTCGCATCAAAGAACTCGAAGGGCAGTTGGCCGACCTTGCTTCTGACAATGAAGCGAAAGGGCGGCTGATCGCGAGACTGGAAGCCGATCTTGCCGATGCGGGAGCCCGGCTGCTCGCGCAGGCCCGAATCCTGCTTGGCGGCCGCGATACCGGTGCGTCGAACGAGGACGGCGGCGACAGAGCGCCGATCGAGGAGATCGTTGCCGCCGTGCTCGAGGATTTTCCCGGTGTGAGCTGGGACGACATCATCAGCGTGCGCCGGGAGCGCCGGCTGGTGAAGCCGAGGCATGCCTGCATGCGCGCGGTCTATGAGCGCCGCCGGGATCTCTCGCTGGCGGGGATCGGCCGCATCTTCCATCGAGACCACACGACCGTGCTTGCGGTCGTGAATGATGGCGGTGCCGGAAGCGGAACAGCTTCCTGAGATGACACCTTCAGCCGGGCCTGGTGGCGGGCTCGCATTCCATATCCACCCTCAGTTCACCTCGGATACCGTCCCGTCCCGCTGCTTCACGGCTGGTCGTCCGCGACGGATGTCTCAATCACCACGCTCGAAAGGATTCCCATGTTGACCAAGGCTCAGAAATTGCGTGCAAAGCGCAAGGCACAACTCGGACGGCCGCGGAAGGCCAATGCCGAGCGCTTTGCCTGCGGCAAGATAAAGCCGGAGTGGTCCAAACAGGAAAGCGAAAAGGAAGCGATGGCGGTGGCGCTTGCAGCGCGCAAGCGCATGCATGGCCTCGAGACCAGAGGCGCCCTTGCCGGCTACACGCTCGGCCGGTTGTTTCTCGATGGTCGGATCACCGAGCAGCAGCGGGAGGCGGGCGACGACTACGCGGCGACGATGGTGCGCTATTATCATTTGACGGGCATTCCCTTTCCGAGCGTCAGGGCCCAGCAGATCGATCACGTAAGAGGGCACTCGGGCGAGCCAAGCGAGGCTCGCGCGTTGAAAGCGAAGAACGCGGCGGAGAGGATGATGCGGCTTGAAGGCCTGTTGCTCGGATGCGAGGAGGGGCGGCAGGTGAAAACCACCGTCTTCAATGTCTGCGTGATGGATTACGAAGGGTTAAGAATGATGCCGGAAGCCCAATTGGATTGGCTGAAGCGGGGCCTGAATGTCCTGCTCTTTGAAAAGGGCTTGCGTCAATATGGGAAGAAGGATAATTCGTTTACTCCATGATAGGAATATTATCCTTATCATGCGCCGCGCAAGAATGCCGGGCATGCCGTTGTCCCAAAACCGCTGCACTTTTGGGCGATTGAGGTTAAATGCTTTCAATGGATCCGCCTCGAACGAGCATGTCGAGGCGGATCGTTTTCTCCGAGCAGAAAGAAGGTGAGGTCCGTGAAAGCTTCAGCAACGCTCGCCTTAGCGGTGATTGCCACAGCAATAGGTATGCTGCCGGTACAAGCCCAGACGTGCAGCACGGGAATTTGCGCCGGCCGTCCCGCGGGCAGCAGCAACCACAACCTCTTCATCGAGAGGGAATACCGCGACTTCCTGCAACAGCGATACCCGAACTACGGCTCCCGCTATCGCGGCAGGGCTCCTGATATCGGCATAGGCCCCGGTGCGACCGTAGGTGGCCCTTCGCCCGGAGCGGTGGACAGATCGCGCCTGCGCCAGAGGCAAAGGGTGCAGTTCGACGCCAATGCGCATCTTCGCTGGTGCCAGGAGCGCTACGCCTCGTATCGCTTGTCGGACGATACGTTTCAGCCCTTTGATGGCGCACGCCGGCGGTGCAACTCACCTTACAATTGACGTGCTGGACAATTGCCGTGCTGGGAATGCCTCAGCGTGTGTTCCGCAGAAGCTTCATGGCGACGTAAGCCGCGGACTGTGCCAGAAGCTGGGTACTGAACTGACCCTCCGCCGGATAAGTGACGCCGCGATAGCTGAGCACGAAGGCCCAGCGCCCGTTCGTCCGCTTCTCGACCTTAATTTCGCCGTCAGGTTTGTTATCTGAGTTCAACGCAGGCTTCCTCGATCGTCGTGCCGTGCCGGAAACCGCCGGCGCGAGTAACTTGCGCATCCGGCGGCGAAAGGCAAGGGCTCACGTCGGCCCGGCAGCTAGCCCAGACCAGTGCTGGTGAACGCCCTGTTTTGACGACTGTCATTCAACCGCTTGCGCAGGGCCGAAACGCTCCATGACGAACGAAGTCTGGATGCCGCCCTGGAGGCGGTCGGTCTTCTCGAGTTTTACGGTGGCGAACTGGTTGGACGATTCAGGTGTGCGCTGCCAGGCGGTTGTGACAAATAGGCCTGCACCGACGATAAAGCCGATGGCGACATAAATCCAATGATTGCGCATGGACAAAGCTCCTTCTCTCGGGAAGGCAAAATGCATCGCGGGCAGCTGTGGTTCCCCGGAAACGACCGGAATGCGGGACTAAAATTCAGTCTTTAAAAATAAGCGTTCAAAGCAATGTGTTCTCGCCTCGGCACGCAACGCCATCCGACATCGAGCACCGATGGCGAATTTGTTGCTGCCTTTCCTGCGAGGCATCAAATATCCAAGTATATACCCAAGCCCTTGTGCATCAGCCTGCTTGGATTGAAGCAGAGGCCAATGTCTTATGCAAGGAAATTATAATATACGTTTGTACAACAAAATTTGAGCAGCCTCTTCCGGGCTGCGCGCGGCCGCAGCAGACGAACTCACCTTCTTCGGTCCGCCGTGAGACATAGGAAAGATTTCCCGTGGGTAAATCGAAAAACGATCGCGGTTCGCGTGACGAAGGCTTGCGCACCGAGGGGCAGTTGCGCTATTCCATAAATCAAGGATAGGAATTTTATCCTCTTCCGGCTTCAGCAGCGTGACTTGTGAGATTTCGGAGTACCCGCCGCGGCTTGTTTGATCTCCTCATCACTGTGCTCGTCATAGGATCCAGCGAGACCAAGTCCTTGGGCTGGAAGAACTCTTCCCGCGCCGCAGACGCGGCGCTGCTGGATCTCTGTGACAAGCACAGAGATGAGGGATTGCAGTCCTGCTCTGATCCTCCAGAGGCGATCTCGAAGCGTCCGGCGCTCCCCCCGGCGCGGCGTGCTCCCTCACTTCCGATTCATGGTTCACGGCGATGCTGCGCGTTCCAAACGCCGCGGCGCCGTGTACGGCCGGCGATGCGCCTTCCGCGTCTCCCGAATCCGCGAGGCGGATTCGGCGTGACGACGCGTCGATCCCAAACTCGCATGATCCAGACGCCGCAATCGGCACTGAGCGAGTGGCGGCATCGCCGGCCGGAACAAGAACGCATCAGCGCAGATCTTCGAGTGCGATGTAGAGCGTTCCGAATTCGACGGGGCCTTTGTCGGCCAGCTGCGCCGGGAGCCTGTAGTAGAGAATCTCGGCATGCGGCGTTCCGTCTCCGATGAATGCTTCTTCCGTTCCGTCGGCGAAGACGCAACAGGGGGCGGGAGCGTCAGGATCGGTGTGGACGCGGAGGCGATAGCTGTTTCCGGTAAGGAAAAGTTCAGCCGCAGCTCGTGACCGGCGAGTTCCAGGGTGCAGAGATCATTGCCGTCGCACCAGCCTGTCACATGTTCGAAGCTGTTGTCGAACTTCTGGACCCAGGCCTTGACGAGAAAGCGGGAGTCGCCGGTTCGCCCGGCCGCAGACGCGGAGACTGCAGCGGTGGCGAAAAGCATGAAGACGAGTGCACGCAGCATGTTTTCCTCGCGGAGACGCTTACAGTCGCGGAGGCTCGGGCGCCGAGTTGGGCTTGCCGAGATACTCGACGGCTATGACGAGTTTGCCGAAGGGTGTTCGCCCCGGATCGCCCGATATTCTCGGGGTGTAGTAAAGAGGAACGACGCGGGGACGCCCGCTCCAGAGGCGCAGCGCGGGAAAACCCGGTGCGGGTCACACAGCAGGCATCCTGCTGCGAGGGGTCGGTCCAAAAGCTGAGCGAATACGAGGAGGCCGTCATCTCCCGCAACCGGATCACGTGCTCACCGATCGGCACGAAACAATCATCTTCTCCACCGCACCAGCCGGTCGTGTGCTCGAAGCTCCTGTTGGCCATTTGAAGCCAGGCTTTCACGAAGTAGCGCGGTTCGCGCGGCTCCCCCGCAAAGGCGGAGACCGTCGAGGCGGCAATGATAAAGGCGGTGGCAAAGTTTCGGCGCATGTTCCCCCCCGGTGTGGCGGTTAACTTTTCGATAATCGCGGTGGTGCAGTCCCGTTGCACCTCATCTGATCCGCGATTCTGGCGCAATTATGGATTGTATACGATGGAAATAATTTGCAGAAGTTGCGGGCGTATGTTGCCGGCCCCGGGATAACGACGAGCGGAGAAGTTCTTAATGAATGATCAAAGCGCCACGCCGGGAGCGGAAGCGCCGGACGACGCGGCGGGAACGCCGGCTGCGAGAGGTGAGGGCAGTCCGTTGGGAGGCAGCTTTCTGGGAGCCGTGCAGGCGGACTTCGCCCGGCATGGTGTCAACGTAATCGCTCGTATTCGCGAGGAGAAGCCGGAAGCCTATCTGAAGCTCGTCGCATCGGTTCTGCCGAAGGACCTGAGTGCCGCAACCGGCGGGGTTGACGATTTGTCGGACGAACAGATCATCGACCGGATCCGCGCGCTGGACGCTGCGATTCGGCCGTTGCTTTCACTAAGGAAGAGGGCAGGCGGCCTGCGAAAGCGCGTGCCGCCTGCGAAAAGGTAACTTTATAGGGCATATACACATCTGATCCTCTCGCGGGACCATTGCCTTGAGGCACGCGATAGACGGTTTGACCTTCGCATGCCCAAAACGATGCCGCGGACGAACGCAGAAGCGGAGGCGAGGGCCGCCGCATATATTCTCCCCCACAAGGGGGGAGACGACAAGCGGCTTGACCTTCACCTATGAATCTCAACAGGCCTTAGTTTAGTGAGTCGGCGCCACTCTTGCCGAGACAGACGCTTCGCTGCTCGAGAAGATGATGACGGCAAAGAGCAGAACGCCGGCGAAGGCGATGAGCGACGATATGGCGACGATCGGCTCCACGGCGGTGTTTCCGGAGAGCAGCAGGTAAAGCGATGGGATAAGCATTGTCACGCCGAAGGTGTAGACGGCGTACTGGATCATGGCCAGCCGTCTTGCCGCCTTTTGAGGATTGAGCGCGTGATAGCCGCCGAAAATCGCCATGGTTACCCAACCGAGCAGATTAGCGTGGGCATGGGCCCCCGTTGCGGCATGGTTGCCTGTGATCGACATGTGCAGGCCGATCGAAATGCCGAGGATCAAAAAAACAATCGCCGTTCTGAAATAAAGATTTGCAATACGTGGCATCGGTTTCCCCTCCGAGAAACGAGAAAATTAGCATGATCTCACCCATATGAGAACATCTAGATAAAAGGGCCTTTCACGCGGCCTCGCTGTTCCGGATGTGACAACTCGGAAAATGAAGACCGGGCTTCGAAGGAAACTGCGCCTTCTGATTGAGTGTTGCCCATATATGGGTCGCGAGGGGCGTGGAACATATTCTGCCTTTTCGCATTCGGTAGAATGAACGATGTGCTTTGTAGCGCACCCACGACTTTGGAGGCGCGCAAAAGTCGCTGCAGAAACTCGGTTTGGCGCGTGATTTCGTTCGCGGAAATTTCGATTGTGCAAGGGAGAACCGCAATATGCTTGGCACCGTCCTCCTCATTATTCTGATCTTGCTTTTGATCGGCGCCTTTCCGGCCTGGCCCTACTCGTCCGGCTGGGGTTACGGCCCTTCGGGAATTCTCGGCGTTCTGGTCGTGGTCCTGTTGATCTTGCTCTTGATGGGCAGAATCTGAAGGCCCGAGACAAACAGAGCCGATTTCACCAACTCGCGCCGTCGATGAGGCGGTGCGGGATATCTTCCCAGACCGAACGCTCGAAGACGCGCATGTTGACCCCCATGCGCGGTGAGCTGCGGCCGACCGGCGACCAGTGGGTTATGCAGCCGCAAACGCCGCAGTGATGCATGGTCAGGGTCCTGTCGCCTTGGACATATCCGACGAGCTTTTTCTCAGGATCGGTGATGCTGACCTCGCTGGAAGGATAATAGCCCCAAAGCGTTCCGAGCCTGCTGCAGAGCGAGCAGTTGCAATCGCCGAGCGTTTCGGGGCGGACGGGGACCGCGACGCGGACCGCCCTGCAATGGCAATGGCCTTCGATCATGATTTTCTCCCATCGGCGCTACGTATGTCAGCGGCAATGCGGACATTATTGATCTTATTCCGGCGCAGTCCAGCAAAGACGAAGCTATGCTTACGCCGGCTACGACGGCAATTCGCAGCATATAGAGGCATGATCACGGATGAGCGTATCCAACCCATCCGAGGGGACCATTGCGTCCGGCCTTTCCGCGATGCTCAGGGAACAGATGCTGCTGATGGCGGAGCTCCACAGGCGGCAACGAACGAATGTCCTCGCCGGTTACCGGCCCTATGCCAAGCAGCGGGAGTTCCATGCGGCGGGCGCGGCCTTTCGCGAGAGGCTGTTCATGGCGGGCAACCAGCTCGGCAAGACGCTGGCCGGCGCAGCGGAGGCGGCGATGCATCTGACCGGGCGCTATCCCGACTGGTGGCAGGGCCGGCGGTTCGACCGGCCGATCGTCATGCTGGCGGGCTCGGAATCCTATGAATTGACCCGCGACGGCGTGAAACGGCTGCTGATCGGTCCGCCACTGAATGAGGAGGAGTGGGGCACCGGATTTCTCCCGAAGGCGGCGATCAAGGCGACGACACGCCGCGCCGGTGCTTCCGGTGCGCTCGACAGCGTGACGGTGCGGCATGTTTCGGGCAGAGCCTCGACCCTGCTCTTCAAGGCCTACGAACAGGGGCGCGCCAAATGGCAGGCCAATACGGTGGATTATGTCTGGTTCGACGAGGAGCCGCCCGAAGACGTCTATTTCGAGGGGATCACCCGCACCAATGCGACGCGCGGCGCGATCGCGGTCACCTTTACGCCACTCAGGGGCCTGAGCGCGGTCGTGGCCAGGTACCTCATGGAAAAATCGCCGGACCGCGCGGTCATCACCATGACGATCGAGGATGCTGAGCACTATGCGCCGCAGGAGCGCCAAAGGGTGATCGACAGCTACCCCGCCCATGAGCGCGAGGCGCGCACCAGGGGCGTGCCGGCGCTCGGATCCGGCAGGATCTTTCCCGTGACAGAGGAGAGCATTCGTATCGATCCCTTTGAAATCCCGAAGCATTGGGTGCAGATCGGCGGGCTCGACTTCGGCTGGGACCATCCTTTCGCGGCGGCGGGCTGTGCCTGGGACCGGGACGCGGACGTATTCCATGTCACGAAGATCTATCGCGAGCGGGAGGCGACGCCGATCATCCATGCGGCGGCACTGAAACCCTGGGGCGCGGCGATGCCCTGGGCTTGGCCGCATGACGGATTGCAGCACGACAAGGGCAGCGGCGAGCAACTGGCGGCGCAATACCGCGCACAGGGGCTGGCCCTTCTACCGGAGCGCGCGACCTTCGACGACGGCACCAACGGCGTGGAAGCGGGGCTCTCCGACATGCTGCAGCGGATGCAGACCGGGCGCTGGAAGGTGTTTTCCACCTGCACGGAATGGTTTGAGGAGTTCCGCCTCTATCACCGCAAGGACGGCAGGATCGTCAAGGAACGCGACGATCTGATCTCCGCCTCGCGCTACGCGCTGATGATGAAGCGCCACGCGCGGGCGAACCACGTCAACGGAAGCTGGAATTTCACCGCGCGAAAGGTTCTCTGATGGCCGCAATGACCGATGACGCCTGTCCGCCCTCGTGGGCCGGCTGAGACCGCGCCGGATCGCCAGACACTCGACAATTCTCCATCAGCGGACAGCCTGCAGCCGTCGTCGAAAAGCCGGCGATCGCCATTCGCTGACTTGTAAAGCCGACGCCGGAGGAGATCCGGCAGCGGATGCAGGTGGCTGCCGCAAAGGCCGGATCCGGAGATGCAGCAACTGCAGGTGCAGGCGCAGGCCGATGCCGGGAAGGCGCGGCTGACGGCAGAAAACGAGCGGCGGAAGCTGGAGATCAGGACGCGAGTTGAACCTGAAACGACAACAGAACGCCGCGGAGCTGATGGGCGGCGAGCCGCTGGCGGCGGCACATATCGGAGGGATGCCGGGATGAGGCGAATAAACGACTTCGAGGATTTTTATGAAGCGCCGATGGGCTTGCCCTGGAACTGCGCGACTTCAGCGAGGCGGCGAACAGCCGTCTGCCGAGCTGGGGCCGAAGTGCAGTCCGCGAGGACCGGCGCAGCGAGTTCGTCCAGGCCCGGCCGCCCGGGAGACGTCCAGGCGAGAGACAATCTGCAGCGGCGGCTGGACGAGCTTCAAAGAGTTCTGATCGTCGACCCCCGCACGGGGTCTCCCATCCAGCGCCACATTGCCGATCCGAGAGGCAACATCGCCTTCGAGCCGTTGGGAGGAAGCACGGTGTCTGGGCAAAATCCGGTCGACACGCACACGCTCTATCCAAACGGATCGAACTATCACAGAATGAATCCGCAGAGACACGGTTCCGGAAAACCGCCCCACGGGCATGGGCATCTGATGGGTACGGGGCCGAACACCAAGGGACAAGGCCCTTCGCTCGATATTCGTGGGAATATAGTGCCCTGGAACAGCCCTGATGCACACTGGCCGATGAGGAAATGAAATGAACGTCGACGTTTTCTTGAGATCGATCCATCTGGACGACCGCGCCTGCAAGGCCATCGTGCTTGACGGATGGAAGGATGAGGTCAAGATCCAGATGAACGCGGTATCTCGCATTCGGTCGGGCACGTGGAACTACAGTGAAGATATCCTTGATGGGTTCCTCGTTTTCGAAGGGGTCGATCACGTTTCCTTCGACCCTCCCGGTAGAATTCCGAACGACGAAATCGGCGCAATCGAGTTTCTGGGCTATGATGGCGACCGTTTCACGGTCGTTGTCGATATCGGCTCCGGATATGAGCTCGGAAACTACGTAAACGTGAAAACGACCATCCGGGCGAAGGCCGTGGCGATAGAGAAGCCAGGCGAAGAGGACGCGCGGATTCGGGAATAGCAGAGGCGAACCTTCGCCACAGGGTGCCGAGGGACCTTGTCCCTGAAATCGAAGAGCGCGGCGAAGGCATGCATCACCCCGGCCGCTATTCTCGGCTTTGGCCGGGGTCTTTTCACGAGCCACCCAAAATCAAATGCCTCCGCATCATCCGGTGCTTGCCGGTGTGGCCGATGCACGCTGGAATTTCACCGCCAGAAAGGTTCTCCGATGGCCGCAATGACCGATGAACGCCTGTCCGCACTCGTCAGCCGGCTGGTGAAGGACTGCGAGGATTACCGGGACGAGCTGGCGGTCGATCGCATCAAGGCGATGGAATATTACGACGGCACGATGAAAGACGTGCCGGCGGATGCCAACCGCTCCAAGGTGGTCTCGCGCGATGTGCGGGCGGCCATCAAGAAGGTGCTGCCCTCGCTGATCCGGACCATACTCGGCAACGACAAGGTGGTGGAATTCGCGCCTGTCGACCAGGGCGACGAGGCGGCCGCCGACCAGGCGACCGACTATATCAACCATGTCGTCTTTCCCGAAAGCGACGGCTACGACGCGGTGCAGGACGCGGCGCATGATGCGCTGAAGCTCAGGAACGGAGTGATCCGCTGGTGGTACGAGAAGCAGACTTCGGTTGCGGTCTCGACCCATACCGGTCTGGACGAAGCGGCACTCGTCCAGCTCGTTGGCGACGACGAGGTGGATGTGCTGGAACAGTCGCAAACGGTCGAACGGATCGAAACGCCGCAGGGGCCGGTGGAGCAGCCGAGCTATAGCGTCAAAATCCGGCGCCGCACCGCGCGCGGTACGCCGCGGCTGGCGGCGGTGCCGCTCGAGGAATTCCTGATCCATCCGGATGCCATCTCGATCGAGGACAGCGCGATCACCGGCATCGTCAAGCGGATGCGGCGCTCGGACCTGATCGCCATGGGTTATGACCGCGGCCTGATCGAAGGCCTTCCCGCCTCGAACGGCGACGGCGGACGCGACGACGAGGCGTTCACACGCCGGCGCGAAGCCTTCGAAGCCGGGGATGCCGTGCCGAAGGCGCTGGAGGAAGTGGACTATTACGAGCTCTACGTGAAGGTGGACGCCGACGACGACGGCATCGCGGAGCTGCGCCGCCTCGTCTTTGCCGGCGGCACCGGCGAAGAGCACCTGCTCTCGAACGACGAATGGGACGAAGTGCCCTTTGCCGATCTGATCGTCGAGCGGCGGCCGCATCAGCGCGAGGGCAATTCCGTCACCGACGACATGGCGGAGATCCAGCGGGTGAAAACCGTGCTGATGCGCCAGACGCTCGACAATCTCTACTGGCAGAACAATCAGCAGCCGATCGTCCAGGAGGGGGCGATCGCCAATCCCGAAAGCGTGCTGAACCCGAAATTCGGCCAGCCGATCCGTGTCGGCCAGGGTATCGATGCGCGTGCGGCGCTCGGCTACACCATGGTGCCGTTCGTCGCAAAGGAATCCTTCGCGATGCTTTCCTATCTCGACCAGGAGGCGACCGATCGTACCGGGATTTCCGACGCTTCGAGCGGCATGGCGCCGGATGCGCTGCAGAACATGACGGCGCGGGCGACGGCGCTCATCGAGCAGGCGGGCATCGGCCAGACGGAGCTGATGGTGCGCACCTTCGCGCAAGGGCTGAAGCGGGTATTCCAGGGGCTGCTCCGTCTCGTCGTCAAGCATCAGGACAGGCCGCGTATGGTGCGGCTGCGCGGGCAATGGGTGACCTTCGACCCGCGCCAGTGGAACGCCGGGATGGACGCGACGGTCAATACCGGGCTCGGCGCCGGCACGCGCGAACGCGACATGATGATGATCCAGATGATCCTGCAGCTGCAGGAAAAGCTCTTGATGACGCTGGGACCGGACAACCCCTATGTCTCGCCGGACAATCTCTATAACGGCATCGCCAAATCGGCGGAGGCCGCAGGGTTGAAATCGCCCGACCTCTACTTCACCAAGCCGGCGCCGGAGGAGATCCAGCGGCGAATGCAGGCGGCCGCCGCCAAGCCTGATCCCGAGATGCAGAAACTGCAGATGCAGGCGCAGGCCGAGGCCGCGAAGGCGCAGCTGACGGCGGAAAACGAGCGGCGGAAGCTGGAGATCGAACGCGAGCTGAAGCTGATCGAAATCCAGCAGAAGGGCGCGCTGACGCGCTACCAGATCGACGCCGAACTGAACCTGAAGCGACAACAGAACGCCGCGCAACTGTTGGACGGCGAGCCGCTGACGGCGGCACATATCGGAGGGATGCCGGGGTGAGAAAGCAGATCCGTGGATTGCAGAATGTTTATGACGAAGTTCCGAAGACGACATCCGCATTGGAATTGCGCGACTTCAGCGAGGCTGCGAACAGTCAGAGGTATCCGCCGAGGATTATGTGCGATACCAATTGCGAGACGGGCCAAATGTGACCGTGCGCAGATATGCAACGACTCCGGAAGAAGAGGAGGAAATAAGAAAGAGGGCCTTTGATCTTGGCGGCGCGCCGGCAGCGAACTGGATTGATCCCGGATGCACAACCGGGGTGAGCGAGGCGATCAAGGGTATAGGGCCGTTCCGCCATGTGGAACAAACCATGTGGCCGACCGAGCTGGACAGTCAGCTCAAAGGTCTGCGCAAACATGTGGGTGAAGCTGGTGATCTCGAAAGCTTACGAAGGTTGCTCACCAAGTAGATAAAAGTTGCGCGATGTGCCGTGGGGTCGATCAGGGACTGGAAGCAAGGGCAGCAGGTTTCTCAAGTTCTGGTTCGTTATGATGGCGCCTGCCGGGAATGCACGCAGTACGAGCATAAATGCGCCGCAATTCTGCTGAACGAACGGTTAGCATCGGCTTGGATTTTTTGACAACGAGCTCTTCGAGGCCATTGATGCGGTACGCGGTTCTAAATGCGGTTCGTGTGATCCTCGGTTACGCCGCCATGCTTGTATTTTCAGCATGGGCCTATCAACGCCACTTTACCTTTAGCCTGGGAGCATTGTTTTCGCTCCTCTACGTGTTCGCTTTCGTCCCCCTTCCCAGGGTGTGTCTGTGGAGGCGCATCCTCTACATCACGGCGGCGGCGGTGCCAATGATGATCGTTCCGATAGTACATTCCCTGATTTCCTACAGAATTGATAGTCTCGGAGTTCTCTGGGAAGGAGTAGAAATTGTTTTCCTTGTCGGATTGTTCGGTCCCCAGTACGCCGCGTTTCTTCTGAGCTACGTCGTGCTCGAGTTCCTGATCATCAGAAGATTTGTCTCGAAACGGACCGCAATCGCGTAGCCCTGCCCAAGCTGCGAGGTTGCCGGTGATGATCAGTACGTTGTCTGGAGTCAGACGACCGCTACGTCCGCGTCATGCTTAGATAGGCAAGGAGGCAGAGCAGCCAGAAGACGGCGCTTGCCAGCATGCTCATCGTGGAGTTGAGCAGCAGACGACCGGAGGGAAGACGCTTGAAACCCAGCCAGTTGAAGCCGTTGATGTCGGCACAGATTTCCTCGACTTAGACCACGCCGAAACTGAACAGCGGCACCACGATGCGGGCTGTCCGGTTGCCGCGCGCCCAAACAGGTATTTCAGAACAAAACCGACATCAACTCTTCCGTGTGGCGATGCCTTCTTGCGCGGCAGATAAGGTGCCTCGATCCGAACGGGGCGTTTCTGGAATCTCCCGGCGGCTCCTCTTCCGTTCAGGCCAGGGTCGATTGCAGCGGTGAATGCAGGCGGCTGCCGACAAGCCTGATCCCGAGATACAGAAAACTGCAGATGCAGGCCGAGGCCGAGGCCGCGAAGGCGCAGCTGACGGCGGAAAACGAGCGGCGGAAGCTCTTTTCCAAATGAGAGGCTCACTTATGGGTATCCAGCCAATGGGGAACGGCATGGCGGTTGCAAGGTGCAGTTGCGGTGCAGTTTGGCGCGGCCCGATATCTGGTGAATGCAGACCCGAACTCGACGAGGTTCTTCCCTTGGTATGGCCCGGCTGGTGCGGCCTTTTCAGCACGTCCCCGCGCAGGGGCCGATTGATACCTTCGCACGATGGAGGGAAGGCCATCGCCTCGCAGGATGAAGCGAATCTTTTCCTATCTTGGATCTGCTACTTTAGGTGGCATAAAAGCGCCGCAATCGCTCGAGATGTAAAAGGTAAAGCGAACGAGGATTTGTCCATGGCGTTCGAGAAGGCAAATTGGGCCCCTAGTCGCCCATAGTTGAAACGCCGGAGCAGTGCCGCCGAGCTTTTGACCGGCGGCACCCCCGCACAGTGATCACTGCCGGAGGGCCAAATGAGCGAACATTTACGCAACCGGATAGTCCAAAAGATGTTGGCCGAGCTGGAGCAACCGCCGGCCCCGATGTCGCGGGCAGGGCAGACGGCAGGCACCCAGCCATTGAAGGGGAGCAGATCTTTGGGCGCGGCGGAAGCTGACGCCGCAACCGCATATTACCAATATCCAGGCTATTTCAAGAAAGGACAGGGAGGCCTGGCCGGGTTCCAACGGGAAAAACTGGCGGCGGAATTCGGATGGTCGCCCGAAGGTATGGGCAAATATGAGACCGCCTTGCGTGCCGGACCGTTCAACGGCCTCGCAGCATGGCGGGATTCCCGAACCGCCAGAGCCGCGGCGCCCGAGTTGAACGTTCCCGGATGCGCTCCGGGCAACGGTTATGCCGTCGCCGACAAAAGGGCGCATAACGATTGCCGCGATGCGTTCCGGCACGCTTACTGGAGCGCCTTGATGGCTCAACGCGACGAGGAGAGCGCCGCCAGGCTGGGCGATGCCTATGAACGGTCTTCCAAAGGGCCATATCCCGAAGTCTACATGGACCTGCACAACAACAGGGTCGGGCGGCGGATCGGCGCGGCTAACAAAGATGCAAGCCGCGAGCAAATCTTCGACCTCGTCGCCGGTGAGTTGGACAAACGGCGGCTAATCACCCATCCGTTTCGTGCACTAAAACGATGATTAAAAGAAGTACATTGCTGCGTATTGCCATGTACACACTGGGCCTGTTTTTGTTGGTGTCCTTGCTCGCCGTCTTCATGTTGAGCAACCTGCTTTCGAGGAAAGTCATCGTTCATATCGAGAACGGGTCCAGCAATGCAATCGCCGTCGAGGTGGTGCTTTGGGAGCCCAACGTGCGTGACTATGGCGACGAACCGGTGCGCCACATGTTGCGTTTCGACCTGGAGCCGGGCGAAGCCCTCCAACGTCTCCTGCTGCCGGCTTATGGCGGGGGAAGCATCAGCACAACCGTGCGAGACGGGCCAAACGAATATCAGGATTATGGACAGTATCTTCTGGGGATGGGGAGCTTCTTTTACCTGGAGAACTATACGGTGGTCTACGAAGGTGCGGGCGTCATAAAGATACGACCTCCAAAAATATAGTAAGTGCAGCCTTCAGCTTCAGGACGTTGCTTACCGGGCATGACATTGTCGCGGCGAGCAATCCAATGCGGTTCACGCAGCCTTACATCGGGAGATGCTCAACGACGCAACGGGAGGCGTCGCGGGAACCCTACCGTAACGACCAGCGTCCCGACGACCTCGGTGCCGGAACTGCGCCTTCAGCAAGACGGTGGTCGTTTTCGCCGTCTTGCCGCCAAAGCGCGGGTAGATCGAGAATAATGACGTTGGAGGGTTTTTCGGGCATGGGTTGCACAACAGGTGTTTCACGCGCAATCGACGGCGTTGGGCCTTTTGGCAATGTCGATGAAACCATGTGGCCGAGCAAGCTCGACAGGCAGCTCGAGCGTGCCGGGCGATACAAGAGGAAGTTCAGCAGCATGTGACCTGCTTCCGGTCCGGCGGCAATCATTCAAGGGGTCGCCCAACACCTGAACATTATGTGCTTCCGCAGAAAAACCGATACAAACCTTCCTGAAAGTGCACGAGGGCAATGTCATTCAATGTACGTCGCTGGCCGCGGCAAGCTGAGTTTGCGTGTATCACGCAAAGGAATACAGTCTTAGGTAGCGCAAAATCGCCCCAATTCATCTTCAGGATCGCCGTGAAGTTCAAGAGTAAGACTCGCACCGCACGGTGCCGGTTCGGTGGCTTGGGGGACGGTCTGTGCGGCGATATGCGGTTTTGAATGTGGCTCGTGTGCTGTTCTGTATCGTCGTGACCGCAATTGCCTGCAGCTTTCTCTATCCGAGGCTGTTTCGATACGAGATGGTTGCCTATATCGTCGGTTTTTATGCTTTTTCATTTGTGCCGCGGCCGAACGTGCCGCTTTTGAAGAGGCTTGTTTTCATTACGCTGGCCGCTCTGGCATTTGGCCTCGCGTACATGTTCTGCAATTATATTTATAATTACCTTACCTTTGGTATCCTTCCTCCCGGACTGCGGGAGGGTGACGTTGCCGAGTTGAGGTATCCCCTCGCAGCGCTGTTCTTTTTTACGCTCGGGCCCCATTACTTCGTATTCGTACTCAGCTATGTCGCGTCGGACCTGCTGGTGATGAAAAGAGTCGCGCCGGCACCGTCGTCGGTGCAAGGCGTCAACGGAGCGACGACTGAAGGCGTCGCTGGAATCCTACCGTAACGACCAACGTCCCGACGACCTCGATGCCGGAACTGCGGCTTCGGCAAGACGGTGGTCGTTTTCGCCGTTTTGCCGCCAAAGCGCGGGTAGATCGAGAATAGTACTACTCCACCACGATAGCCGTCACGACAACGGTCAGCGGCTCCCAGCAGCATTCTCGCGCACACGGTCGGGGTACCATCTTCGGCAATCCTATGTCCTCGCTGGAGTATCGGCGATCCACGCCGCCACGACGCAAGGCGCCCAATCGGGCCTGAAAGCGTCCGCGCGACGACCTCGCGAGCAGACCGCAACCGAAATGAGAAGGCAAGTACGCGTGTGACAGGACCGAATATGCCACATCCGGTGTGACATTCAAAGGCAAAATTCAACCTTGCCGTGTGCCGGGATGAAGGTGGACGGCGCAATAGAAAGGCGGTGCAGGCACTGAACGGCACGCGATGTTTCACCAGCTGTCGGGCGAACTCGCTTGCGGCCGCCCTCATCCGCCTGCCAGTACCTTCTCCCATCAAAATGGACCGCATGCGGGGAGAAAGGACTCGCGGGCCCTCCTCAGCTTCGGACATTCGATGGAAGGCGGGTTTGACATGAAGACAGAAGACAGGACGGCGGCCGCCCGCGTACTCATCGACATGCCGCTGTTTCACCTGCTGATGGACGAGCTCGAAACCGCAGCCGTCAACGGCTGCGTGAACGCCAAGCACACAGACCACGAGACCCGCGCGGCCTTTGCGGCCGAAGTGCGGGCAATCCGGAATTTCCGCGGCAAGCTCAAGTTCCTCGCCGAGGGACAAGCCAACGCCGACGGGAAGGAAGCTCCGGCATAGGGCCGGCGCGAAACCTCAAAGGCAAGACAGACATGACAGACGCAACCACCAACTCGCCGTTTTCCGGCGAGAGTGATAGTGCGCGGCCCTCGCTTTCCCTCGATGACGCTTCAAGCCTCGACTTCTCCGAGTCGGGAGGGACCAACGAAGAGGAAGAGCGCGATCGGCAATGGACGAGCGAGACGGGTGAGACCAACGAAGATGGTCAAGAGACCGACGAACCCGCAGACCAGGGCGACGAGACAAACGGATCCGAGAAAGAGGGCGAGGAGTCCAACGAGACCCCGGACACCATCATTACGCTGAAAGGTGGCGAGCAGATTCCGCTCGAGGAACTGAAGCTCGGATACATGCGGGAACGCGACTACCGCCACAAGACGCAGGAACTCGGCAACAAGGGCCGAAATCTCAAGTCCATGACGACCCGCGTCGCCGATACGGCGAACGCCATCGCACAATTCCTGGTCGAACAGCTTCCGGAAGAACCGACGCAGGCCCTGGCTATCCAGAACCCGGCGGAATACGTGCGGAAGAAGGCGATTTACGACGCTGCCCTGACGCATGTGCACCAGCTCGCCGGCATGGGACAGGAGCCGCGCAAGGTCGCCGACGAACTCAGCCGGGCCGCGAACGAGGAAGCTCTCGCGGCCGAGAATTCAAAGCTGCTCGAAGCCTTTCCGCATCTCGCGAAGGACGAGGCTCGCCAGAAGTTCTTTGCCGACGCTTTCGCGGCCGGCGAGGACTTCGGCTTCTCCGCCGAGGAGATGCGGACGGTCACCGATCACCGCTATTTCAAGGTCATGCACTACGCCATGCTCGGCCTCCAGGCCGAACATGCGAAGAACAGGGCGTTGATGAAGGTGGCGAACGCTCCGCCGGCAACGGCCCGAGCCAGGCCGAACGGACCGGTGAACCCGCAAGCACGGAAAAACCGGGAAGCGATGAAGAGGTTGTCGAAAACCGGGTCGATCAAAGACGCGATGGCGATCGACTTCGAATAACCATCCTCAAATATTTTCCGCGTTTGCGGGCCGAAAACGTCCTTGCAAACGCATATCGAAGGACTGAAACCATGGCAGCTCTCGCCAATACCTTCCTGACCACGGATGCTGTCGGCAACCGTGAAGAACTCTCCGACGTGGTGTCGCGCATCACTCCGGAAGACACCCCGATCTACTCGCTCATCGAAAAGGGCAAGTGCGTTTCGATCCATCCCGAATGGGAGACGGACGAGCTTGCCGCTCCGGCGGCGAACATCAAGAGCGAAGGCGACGAATATTCTTTCGGTGCCATCGCACCGCCCGAGCGCATGGGCAACTATACCCAGATCATGCGCAAGGACTGGATCATCTCCGGCACGCAGGAAGTCGTTTCCGAGGCCGGCAACGTGCAGAAGCGGAAGTACCAGAAGCTCAAGAAGGGCGTCGAGATCCGCAAGGATGTCGAATATGCGATCGTCGACACCAACGCTTCGGTCGCCGGCGCGACCCGCGAATTCGGCTCGCTCAACACCTGGACCGAGACCAATGTGTCGCGCGGGGCCGGCGGCGCAAACGGCGGCTTCGACAAGGCTACCGGCCTGACGGTCGCCCCGACCGACGGCACGCAACGCGCTTTCAGCAAGGCGATACTGGATGACGTGATGCAGCAGGGCTACCAGAGCGGCGCCAATTTCCGGCACGTCTGCGTATCACCCTACGTCAAGAGCGTGTTCGTCACCTTCATGTCGGACGCAAACGTGGCACCGTTCCGCTATGCCGTTTCCAAGGGCGGCGAGCGCAACACCATCATTGCCACGGCCGATTATTACGAAGGCCCGTTCGGCACCGTCATGATCCATCCGAACCGCGTGCAGGCCGCCAATGCGACGACGGCGCGCAACGCCTTCTTCCTCGACACCGACATGCTGGAATTCCTCTGGCTGCGGCAGATCCAGGAAGACAAGGACGTTGCCAGGACCGGCGACGCCGACAAAGGCGTGATCATCGGCGAAGGCACGCTGAAGGTGAAGAACGAAAAGGGCCTCGGCGTCGCTGCCGATCTTTTCGGCTTGAGCGAGGCAAGCTGA